GAAGTCCAAAAAATAGACCTATATGAACTAATAGACCTAAGAAGTATTTAGAAGTCCTTAGAAGTCCATAGAAAGCCTATAGAGAACATAGGAGTACAAAGGAGTCCATAAAAGTTTATAAAAATACCACTCGTTAAAATTTTGTACTCTTAATAATTTATTTGTACTTTCTGTTAGCTTTGTTTACTAGTAGATGCTATAATAAAATTAAGTTTAGTAAATTCTTAAATTTTGACTTTAGCAGCAGTAAAATTTTCTAGCTTAGAAAATAATTGTTTCTATCTTTTTAATTTATAGATTGCTTAACTTAATACAAACAAAAATTATTCATTCCATACCAGAAAATGAACTCAATTAATTTGTTCCCAACTGAGGACACCCAAACACTAAGAGCAGAAAAATTAAAAGTAAAGTTTAGCTTTTGCTCTTACTCTGCTTACATGACTATTGGCAACGATTCAAAAGAACTTACAATCTATTTGGATCAGGACAATATTAAAAATCACATTCTTAACAATATCAATAATCTTTCTGTTAAATATGACAGAGATAAAAAATTCTTACTAGAAATTTTTAAATCAGTAGTTACTGAGGTAAACAAACTAGAAAAAGAAGAAAGAGCAGAGCTTGAGACTTGGCTAGTCAATAACTTTAAAAGTGAGGTTAACAAGTAATGGCTAACAAAATTAAACAAGAACAAATAAAAGTTACTTTGCCGCCTGAACTCCACGCAAAGCTAGTTAGTAAATGTATTGATGTACTGGGGGAAGTTAATCTTTCCCAGTATTTAAGAATACTAATTAGAAAGGATGTAAACAAATGATAAAAGCAACATTCTTATATTTGATATTTTCAATAATTGTATTCTCTGGAGTGAGTATATCACTTCAGAAAAGCACAGAAATAGATTGTAAAACTATGGGTAAACAATCTTTAGCTTGTAAGCAATTAGAAAAGAAAACCTTAATTAACAAATTACTAAAATGAACAAAAAAGAAAAGTATATTGATTTTATAAATAAATCAATATCAATTCAAAACTGGCTAAAAAATGCACCTAGTCAATTATTAGATTATGGAGTTTATGAGGATTCGAGAGACGGATTATTAAAAATATCTATCTTATTAAAAAATAGTTATTATTTCGAGGATTAAAAAATGAAAACATCAGAATTAAAAAAAGTCATCTTTACTTTAGATATAGATTATCTAGAGTTAGTTGATGCGGTTGGTCTTGACTATACAAAAAGAGGAACTGACTTAAAAGTTAGTGTTTATCTTGATAAAGAAGAAATGACAGAGTATTTTGATAAAGATCCATATAATTTTGCATTTAATACTCTTAACCCAGAACTAGCGGAAAGTTGCAGCAGTTTTAAAATTTATAAGATGAGTAAAGAAGAGCAAGAAGAAATTATAAACAATGATAATAAAGAAGAGGGTTACATTTATAATTAAAATCTATTAAAATAAAACTCCAGTAAGAAAAAATATTTTTACTGGAGAATTTTTCATGTAAAATTTTTTTCAAAATTTTTGATGTAAAATTTTATACAAAAAAAATTTATTAAAAAAAATTTAAAAATTAAAAAATTAAAAATTATTTTAAAAATCAGAAAATAAACTAAATGCAAAAATTGAATGAATTTTTTAAGACTGAATGGAAATATTATGAATGTTAAATAATAACATTACTTTAACGTCATTATCATGTATAATTAAAGAGCATTAACAAACTTTCCGCAATGCCAACATTAAAAGAAAAAAAAGAAACTATGTATCAAAATATTTTTGAGCATGGTAAAAACTTAAAAAGAGTTTTTAATTTAAATTCATCAATTGATGAAATAAAATTATGTAAATCTTTATTCAGAATAGAAAATAAAGCTCATGCAATAGCCGAAGACTTTTGTAATGGTTTTGAATGTACAGAAGAAGAACAAGAAGAAATAATAAATAATATTTTAAATAAAGTAGATAAACTTTTAAATTTTAAAAATCAAAATATCCCTGTATTTTTTAATGGTGATTGTAGAGGATACGCTTTAAAAATAGAAGATAGTTATATGAAGGATAATAAAATTTATCCTTTTCATAGTGATTGGGGCGGTTTTGGAATAATTGCACCTAGTTTTAGAGAGTCTTAAAAATAAGACTCTTTTTTATATATATTTCAATACTTTCAATTTAAAATATATATATGTACAATAACCTACATAAACATACCAGTTTAAATGAAACCAACTAAAGTCAAAAAGCCTATGAATCGGTTTTTATATTTATCAATAATGGGTGAATACCTTATTGATCCTAATGAATGTTTAGAGAATTTAAACATACAAAAAGCAATAAGCATGAATGATGAAGTAATGCTTAGAAAAATCCTTGAATGTCAGTATTAATTATGAACAACATTACAATTACAAAAACTGAATTTAATACAGTTACAGAATTTATTTTTACTTTTGAACAAAGTGAAAATCATTTAATTTGTCCAGTACAAAAAACATCAACATTAAATGTTAAACATTCTATTGATGCAAGTGAAAAGGACATTATTAAAAATATGGTTAGAACTGCAATTAATGCTCTAACTAAAGAAGAACAAATGAATATAGTAAAGATATCAAGTTGTAGTTTTTACTTTGATGAATATCCAAAAGATATTAGAGGTAAGTTAGAAACTGCATTTACTTGGTTTGATAGTAAATGGTATTTTCATGTAGATCAAAGAACTGATATTGAGAATGAAATTATAAAAGAAAATCCTGTAATAGCTAGAAATATATATAGATTTATAGGTTAATTATGAAACAAATAAATCTACAAAAAATAGCATTAGTTGAGACTTTTGTTAATTTCTATTTATCTAAAAGTAAAGTTTTAGATGAACGTTTGAAATCAGATATTGTCTGGTTTGCTACTGGTTTAAAAATGAGTGAATTTGAAGCCTGTAAAGAAATAGCTCAGGATTTATATATTAAAGAGGTATCTAATAATGAAAATTAATCCTAATAAAAAATACAAATTTATTGATAAAGATTTAATTAATGGATTTGTTGTATTAACTGGAAAAGAATTAAATGCAATTCTTGAAAAATCCTATAAAGAATATATGGAGAATAAAAAATGAAACTTAAAAAAACTAGAAAAGAAAGAAAGTGTTATTCATGTAAATCTTTAATTAATAAAGGAGATTTATACGGCCAAAAAAGCATAGCACTTGGAGAAAAAGTTAATGGAGAAAGTGAAACTTTTGATGGTATGAATACTGTTGTTCATTACATGAGAATACCAGTATCAATGTGTAAAACTTGTTTGGAGAATAAATAAATGTCAGATAGAGATGAAAAATGGGAGGAGAATAAAGCTGAAGTTAAAGAACTAGCTCAGGAATTTATTTATGATGAAAAAAGAAAAAGTGAGTGTATTAAATACTTCATAGGTCATTTTAAAGTAAGTCAGGCTACCGCTTATAGATGGTATGACAAGATCTATAATGAGCTATCAATACCTAGTTTAGATAAAGCACATAAGTTAGCTGAATATAAATCTCAGGTAGAACATCAAATAGAAGAATCAATGAAAGATATAGAAAAATTACCAATAGGAGAAAAAATTAAATTATTTTCTGAAATTACAAAATTAAAAAAGGAGCTAAGAAAATTATGAAAAGAAAAGATAAATACAATTATCAGTTTAATTGGGAATCTATTAATGATGTTATTTATTACATGGAATGGAAGTTAGATGAAATTGAAGAAGCTGGTGCAGATATTGAATATACAACTGCCAAAAAAACATTAAATGATTTATGTAATTTTAGAGATTACTTGAGATTTAATGATCCTGATGAAAAATTTATTTATAAACCTGATGAGAAATTCGCATGAGAATCACTAATTAATTAACTGGCATTATTTATATATAAGTCCAGTACTTTCCGAAAACTTTATACAAATGACTACCGATCCAATAATTAATCAAGTTGATGAAGAATTTTCTTTACAACTTACAAAACTAATTAAGAATTATGTTCTTGATTTAGTAAACCATGAAATAGATGTAATTACAGATAGTGATTGGTTTGAAGAAAAAATTAAAACAACTATGGAGGAATTAAAATGACTGAAAAACACAAATACTATCGTATTACTGCTAACTCAATGACCAGTTATGAGTATTACATTAAAGTACCTGATACAATCACACCTGATGATATATGGGAACAACGTGGAGATAATGTTTTAGATGGTGCTAACTTTAGTGCTATAGATAATGGATGGGGAGGTTGTGGAGATTGGGAATATGACGAATGTTTAGAAGTAGATGAAGATGAAGCTAAAGAAAATGGTTTTGATGAGTGGGATGCGGAGGCTTTTAAAAAATGATTGATAATCCTACACCTGCACAACGTATGGATGAAATGGATCAGCAATATATGGCTGAACAATTTTATGAACACTGCACCGATAGAGCTAATGAAATAGCTAGAGATTATAATTTGTTACCAGAATTTTATGAAGATTTTGCAG